CGCGGGTGCGGCGCCAGGGCAACGACGCCGAGCGCATCATCAACCATATTTTCATTGCCAAGGGCACGATCGACGAAACGATCTTGAAGATCGTGCGCGAGAAGGGTACAACACAGACTGGCTTGTTGCAGCGGCTTGGCGCCGCGATCACAGAGGAGAGTAGCATGGAGAAACTGGGTACGCAGAGCGGCGAGCGGGTGTGGCCGGCCGGCTGGGGACCGCCTCCGACATCGGCCAATCCAGGGCCGGCCGGCGTGATGATTGGCCCTGATACCACGGGTGGCACCACGCCCCAGCAGCAGGGCACGGCGGAGATGCTGCGGGAGGCCGTAGCGTTGAGGTGCACGCGCGCCGACGAGGCTGCGCAGAAGGCGGCGATCAAAGCCAAGATCGACGGCTCGCAGCCGCCGCCCGATCGCACCGCCACGGCCAAGTCGCTGTTCTCCCCGGAGGTGCAGGCGGCGATGGAGGGCGGCGGCGTGGCGCAGGAATCTCCGCTCATCGCCCCCGCGCAGACGCCCACGACGATTCCGGTCGACTATGATCGGCTGGCCGACGCCATCGTGCGCAATGTCGCCAAGCGGTTGCTTGCGCTAACGACGTAGGCTAGAGTCCTAACATGGGCGCAAAGTTCGGACGAGGTTCGGAGCGCGCGGAGCCACAACTCTCTGGGCGTCGGCCTATGTCTGAGGCACCGCGGGACGGTTCGCGCATATATGTAGAACGTCGGCCAACTGCACAGTTGGTGGCGCAGGATGGCCTTCGTATTGTTCCTGCGCGGTGGAACGGTAAAGCATGGTTGCTGCTCCACACATCCGCATCCTATCGGCACGACTCTGATCTGCTCGGCTGGTGGCTGCAAGACCCGACATGGCGAAACGGCCCGGAGTGATCCGGGCCGTTTGCTTTGGCACTTGCACCTCGTCAGGACCGGGCGCGTGCCCGGCTGCCAGATCACTTGTTGGCGGGCGCCGCCACGGTGCCGAGCACGCTGCCGAGTACCGGCAGGACGACATCGAACACATGGCCGATGTCGAGGCCGAACAGTGACGTGATGCCGAAGGCACCCAGCCACGCCGTCGCGGCGCCGACCGTGGCGCCGATCGCCTTGTTGTACTTTCCCATACCCGCCGTCTCCTGTGGTGCATGTGGTGGCTGTGGCGCTGATATGGGGGCGGGGCGTGGAGTTGCAACATCCTGCGGTGGCGTGGTGAAACCTGCGGTCTTGAGCGCCCCGGCGATGTCGCCGGCGAACAACTGCCCTTCCGCCTTGCGGCGGCGCGTGAGGCCGGGCAGCACGTGGCCGCCGGCCTTGTCCCATTTCGCCAGTTCGTCGGGCACCGCAGCCTTGTTACCAGCGTTGAGCACCTTCCACAGCGTCGCCGTCGACGGGCCGCCGGTGTTGTAGGACCAGCTCACCAGGGCGTCGAACTCATATTGCGCGAGAGGCACCTTGGCGAGGCTGTCGACGTGCTCCTCGAACGTCTCCAAGTCGCGGCGCAGGAACTCCTCTGCTTGCGCGGCCGTGATCTTGCGGCCGGGCTTGGCCTCGGCACCCGTGGTGCCCCAGCCGATCGTCCACACCCCCACAGGGTCTTGATAGGCGGTGAGGTAGCAGCCTTCAAACGCTTTAATGAGCGCCAAGCCGTTTGCACTGATCTTCATGCTATCTCCTAGATGCGGGGTATGTGGCTGCTATGAACTCTGCCGCAACTTGCGGGATGATCGCGTTGCCGTAGGCGCGCAGACGTCCCACGCGGCCGGGTATCCCATGAGCCAGCGGGAATGTGCCGGGTTCAACTGGCCGGGCTTTTCCGTCGCGGCAGGGGAGCCAGTCGCAATTACTCCATGCGTGGCGTCCTGTAGCGTCACCGAATGCCCTCCCGCACGGCGCTTCTGCGGGTCTTGCGGGCCGCCCCTCGTATTCGTGTCCGGTGTCGGCCAACTCGCCAGCGTAGCCACCTGATTGAGCGACACCGTTGCCTTGCTGCCGTCCGGCCGGCGTCCCGTCGCGCTCGCGTCCTTCGCCATCTGCCCGCCATCCGCGTTGCCCGCCGTCGGCGTCGGCCAACTCATCAGTTTTACTTGGTGGCAAAGCTGAACCTGACCAGGCCCATTGCGCGTTCCGCCCTTGGCATCCACCGTGTTCGGACTGCGCCACGAACCACAATCGCTGCCGGATGTGCGGAGCGCCGACGCCCGCAGCGCACAGATCGGCTGCTGCGACGGCGTAAGACGATGCCTCCAGGTCAGCTTGAACAAGATCGAACCATGCAAGGCCATTCTTGCTCGCAACTTGTTCTCCAAAGAGCGTTGCAGGTCGGCACTGGTCGATGAGCCAATAATAGTCCGGCCAAAGGTGCCGCTCGTCAGCAAACCCAGCGCCTTTGCCTGCCGCGCTGAAAGGTTGGCAGGGGCAGCTTCCGGTCCACACGGGGCGGTCGTCAGGCCAGCCGGCGATACACAAGGCAATGCTCCATCCGCCGATTCCAGCGAACCAGTGACATTGCGTGTAGCCTCGCACGTCGTCAGGCCGCACGTCGCGGATGTCTCTTTCGTCAACGTCTCCATCCGCGATCAAGCCTTCCCTGATGAGGTTGCGCAGCCACTCAGCTACGAACTTGTCGTTCTCGTTGTAGTATGCCGCCATGCTACTTCTTCGGCATCTCGGGCGGCACGAACGCCGAGGCGACGATCATCGGTGTCGCCATCATGGTGAGCCACCACGCCGCAACCGGGTTAAACATGAAGAACAACAGGGGATTTCCCATTACAATGCCTCCAAGCGGTACACAGCGCCAGGTCCGCCGCTGCTGCGGATCGTCATGACGTGGGGCTTGAGCTTCCCACGCATCTGCTTCACGAATACGTGGACGGTGGTGGCGGCGAAGTCGGGTCCGCCGTCCTCGCGCTCGGCGTAGAGCAGGTCCACCAGCTCGGCGCAGGTGCGGGGGCGGGAGCGCAACGCGTCGAAGATGCGCTGCTGCGACGGAGTGAAGTGGACTGTCTCGTCCACGTCGAGGTGCCCGAATCCTTTGCAACACGGGCACGTGATCATAGCGGCAGCTCCCCTTGCCGCAGCAGCCGGTAACGGTCGCCACGATACTTCACCAGGACATCACCCACGAGGGATGCCTGCATCCGATACATCAAGGTACGCGCCGCCCGAGGCGAGGAAGGCGCGTTGCTGCCCATCCGCTCCATGATCTCGGGCATCGACAGCGGCGTCGTTGCCGCTTGCAGGACGGACTGCATGGATTCCAGCTTGGTCATTCTCGATTTCCTTTTGCAGCAATGCGAGCGCGCGCCATGCCGCCTTGGCGGAGTGGCGGTGCCCGTCCGTGTCGAGGGTGCCGCGTTCGATGAGATGACGGAGCAGCGCATCAGCTTCGTCGGTGGACTTGGCGCGGTCCCAGTGCAGCGGCTTGTCAGGGTGGTGTTGGCGGCTGCCTTGGAGACTGACAGCCGCGACGGCACAGAGCGCGTCGGGGAAGTAGTCGAGGCAGCCCGTGCAGAGCGGGATGTCCTTGCGTTCTGTGGCGGAGGTGGGGAGGGTCATGGGTGCACCAGCACGCCCAGGTCGCTCATGGAGAGCAGGCTGACGCCATAACTGAGTAGTGCCGATCCGTGCGATGCCGCTTCCTGCCTCCCATTGTCGCGCAAAACACCGAACTTCAAGCGACCCTGTAGGAACAAAGTTGACCACGCATTGCGTAACGCCCACTGAAACGTCCGCGTCTCAGTGTGCGCGGGGATCAACAGCACCACCTTGCGCTGACGCCCCTCCTTGACGCACCGCTGCACCCACCTATCGCGCGCTTCCCCGTACGGAGGATTGCAGAACACCGTCTCTGCGTCCCATGGCAACGCAGCACCGTCTTGCGGAGGACAATAGAACGCCGCCGCACCCGTTGGGTTGTCGGGTTCCGTACAAGGGTCGAGGCCAATACCGCCGAGCAGTCGACGCACTGGCTCAAGCACGTAGTCAGGCGTGAGCATGCGCTGCCGATCGTGCGTTTCGGATCGGCGCCTCTTCGCGTTGTCGAAACGATAGACAGCGATGCTCATAGCTCAATCACCGAGAGGCCAAGCGCCATCGCCACGGCGCGCTCCGCGGTTGCGCCCTTGCTCTCGCGCCAGCCGGGCAGCAGCGCGATGGCGTCGGCGTGGTTGCAAATCCATTGCAAGTCGACCGCCAAAGCTTCTCGGTAAGGTATGTCGGCGCCCTGCCGCGCGGGGTTGAACACCATCTTGCAGCCGGTGCGGCGCAGCTTCTCCTCAGCGGCGTAGAACGCCGGGAAATTGAAATCCGGCATGTCTGACATCGGCCCCGCGATATAGATTTTCTCCATGTCACACCTCGATGATCTTGCCGCGGAACTCGACGTGCTTCTCGTCGCGGGCCAGCACCAGCTCAGGCTGCAACAACTCCCCGGCGATGAACGTCAGCACACAAAACGCGCTACGCCAGTTCTTCGGCGCGTCCTCGGTGTAGTCGGTGAACTGCGGCCCCCACACGTCAGCGAGGCACCCGGCGTCGACGCCGTAGCGTGTGCCGTTGTAGTCGGTGATCGGCTGCACCTTGGCGGAGTGCAGATGGCCCGTGACCATCGACTTGCCCGCCCATAGCGTGTTGTTGTGCGGGGCGTGCATGCCGCCCTTGAACCTGTGCTTCACCACCACGGAGTCATTGATCCACGTCGACCACGCCGGCTCCCACAGCGGGAAGTGGTCGCGCAGGTGAACGCCGTGCAGTTTGGCGTACTCAGGGGCGACGGTGGCGAGCCGCGTCTCGAACCGGGCGTCGTGGTTGCCGAGGTTCCACACCCGCTGCACCCGGCCGGACGCCTTCTCGATCTCGTGCAGGCGCTCCTTGCAGGTCTCGATCTCGTCAACGAGCTTGGGCTGCTTCTCCCAGCCGATCGGCGGATGGCGCGACACCGTGGCGGCATCGAGCGCGTCGCCGTTCATGATGACGGCCCGTGGCTTGAGTTCCTTGCAGAACTTCACGAAAGCGCGATGCGCGGGGGAAGCCTCGCCCGGCCAGTAGTGCGCGTCGCTGCCGACCAGCACCACGCCATCGGGCACGCTGAGCATCACCCGCTGCGGGTATTCCTTGGCATAGACGCGCCCTAGTGCAGCAGGGAGCGCAAGGCCAAGAGTGCGTTCAGCAAGTTTGAGACGGTGGCGGAGAGTGCCAGCAGCAATCCCAAGACGATCAGCAGCCGCACTGACATTGCCGTTGGCCTCAACGACGGCCTGCACCGCCTGCCGGAGATCGCTTTCGGGAACGGGGCGTGGCGCCACGCTGCAACTCCTCAATACGTTTTTGGTGCTCCAGCACCGCCCGGCGTTCCTGGCGCAGTTTCATC